GACTTGGCCGATTATCTCCGCGCCAAGATCGGGGCAAAGGTTGAAATTGTTGGATGGCATTTTGGGTTCAAGGTGACATGTGTTCGAGATTGAATTGACACAACGCACCAAACAATGGCACTTTCCAAATCCTACTTCGGCCTGCCGCTCGCCACGCTGCAAAGCTTGCAAACGCAGTTCATCGCCTGCTTGGAAGCAATCGCCGTGGCAGGCGCAAGTTACAGCATCGCTGGGCGCTCGTTCACCCGCGCCAATCTGGGCGAAGTGGCGCAGACGATCAAGGAACTCCAAGCCGCCATTGACAACGCACGGGGCACTAGGGTAAAAAGAGTTGTTACAGCATTCCCGACACAATATCCATGAAGCAAGATTTCATCACAAAGGCACTTGCGGTTGTCTCGCCCAAAGCGGCGATGTCGCGAATGATCTCGCAGGAGAAACTTCGCAACTTCGGGCGCTTCGACTCGGCGCTTGACTCCACCAAGCGCGGCATCTCTCGCAACATCAGCGGCGCAGAAGACACCGCAGGAACCGCAGAGCGCTATAAACTCATCCGCGCCGCTCGCGATCTCGCAGACAATTTCCCGCCCGTTCGCTCGCTACTCTTGAAGTTCGCAACCTATGTTGCTGGCCGCTTGAGCTACCAAGCCCGCACAGGCGACAGGGATGTTGATGAACAGGTGGAACGCTACTGGCGCAACTGGTGCCGCAGTTGTGATTTCCTTCGCAAGCATGATTTCGTAACGCTCTTGCAGCTTGCAGTGCTTGCGATCCTTCGCGATGGCGATTGCGGGTTCATCATCGTTCGCGACAAGGGCGAGCTAAAATTACAGGCCGTCGAAGCCGATCGCATTGGCTCGCCATACAACCGCTTGATTGATTCGGATACCTACATCGGCGGTATCAATCTTGACGAATATGGCCGACCTTCCAGCTACCAGATATTCGTTCGCACGATCAATAATCAATACATCTCGCCCACCGACATCCCTGCTGCCGAGTTCATTCACCTTTTCGACGCCACCCGCCTTGACGAATATCGTGGGCGCTCGGCATTCGCTACCGCACTCAATGCCGCCCGCGATTTGCAGGAAGCGCTGAAGGCCGAAATCCAAGCGATCAAATATGCTTCGTATCAGACCGGCGTGATCGTCACCGAAAACGGATCTGCTGACGCTGCCGACTACTTCGCCACCAGCAACCAGAACGATCTCGGCCAGACTGAAAAACTTTCCAACATCGATCCCGGCGCGATCAACTATCTCTCTCCCGGCGAGAAAATGGAGATGTTCAAAAGCGATCGCCCAGGCGGAGCGTTCGGAGAGTTCGTGCGTCTCGTTCAATCTCACATTTGTATGTCGGTTGGATTGCCCTACGGCTTCGCATTCGATGCCGATAAGAGCGGCCCTATGGCTCGCATGGAAGCTGCGATGGCCGAGCGCACCTTTGCTCGCTGGCGCAGGCTCTTGGAGTCGCAATTCCTTGAGCGCATCAAGAACATCGTGCTTCTTGATGCCCAATCTCGCGGCCTGCTTCCCGAAAGCGAATATCTACTTGATGGCCGCTGGTGCTGGCCTGCGAAGGTTTCGATCGATTATGGCCGCGAAGCCAATGCCGACATTGCACTCTGGAAGGCTGGGCTGAAGACCGCCGGTCAAATCTACGCCGATGCCGGTGAAGATTACGAAGAAGCACTTCGCGCTCGGGCGAAGGAGGCGGCGATGATCGTCGATCTCGCCAACGAGATGGATATCCCTCCGCAATACATTTCCGACTCGGTGCCGATGCCGAAGAGTAACGAAATGATCCCACAGAACACGTTACCCGAAGCTGTGGCCCCCGAGATCGTCGTGCCAACCGGCGCTCCAGAATCAGAGTCGCAAGTCGAGACATCCGAATTCCAAGCCGATCAGCACAAGCCCACCAAGAGCATGATCGAAGAAGCCAAGCGCGGCTTGGAATGGCGGCGTGAATACGGGCGCGGCGGAACCAATATCGGCGTGGCCCGCGCGCGCAATATCGCCAATGGCGACAATCTTTCAGACGATACGGTGAAAAGAATGCACTCGTATTTTTCACGCCACGAAGTCGACAAGAAAGGCAAAGGCTTTTCTCCGGGCGAAGATGGCTTTCCATCCGCAGGCCGCATCGCTTGGGCCTTGTGGGGTGGGGATGCGGGGCAGACTTGGGCGGCAGCGAAGGTAAAGCGCATGGCCGCGAAAGAAGCTGCGAGCAACGCACCGCGCATGACGCTGGAGCGCGATAACCACGGGCGATTGCGCTCGCTCTCGCTTCCCGATCCCACCGAACTAGTCATGCCGACGCCGGGCGCAGGTGAAGGCGAAAAAGATTTTCTTTCTCGCTGCATGGCCGATGACACGATGATCTCCGAATATCCAGATTCAACCCAACGCGCAGCAGTCTGCTACGCACAACTCAAAACCAAATGATCGCACAAGGCATCGCACTCTCAGCCAAGCAGGCATTCCTGCTTGGCGTCCACCAACCAACAGACACATACAAAATCGCGCTCTATACAAGCCGCGCCGTGATCGGGCCGGAACTCAAAGCCTACACCGAGAATGGCGAAGTCTCCGGCCCCGGCTACGATCGTGGCGGCTATACGCTCACAGGATTCAAGAATGGCATGGCGGGATCAAGCGCCTATGTCACCTTCAACGATCTCAAGATCGATCGCGCATCCTTCACCGCGCACGGGGCGGTGGTTTACAATGCCAGCAAAGGCAATGCGGTTCTTTGCACGCTGAACTTCGGCGGGGATCGCTCGGTTTTTGATGGCTCTTTTGAGCTTAAATTCCCGCAGCCCACAGAGAAAAACGCTTTGATTTTACTCGCATGATTGGCGCAAACATTCCAACACCACCAGCAGCAGGAATCGGAGGGTCAACCGGCTCCACCGACAACGCCATCCTCCGCGCCGACGGCACAGGCGGCAGCACCAGCCAATCCAGCGCCATCGTCATCGACGACGCCACCACCTCCACGCAGGCCAATGTCGCCATCGTCAACGCGCATTCCGAGACCAACTCCAGCCTCGTCCTCTCGCCTAAAGGCACGGGGGCGCTGCTTGCTCAAAAGCCCAACGGCGCAGCAAGTGGCGGAAATGCCCGTGGGAATTACGCTGTTGATTTACAATTGCAACGCGGATCAGCGGCACAAGTTGCGAGTGGTGCTAATTCATTTACTGCTGGTTATGGAAATACGGCATCAAATGGTGGAACTATTGCATTGGGATGGGGCAACACTGCAAGTGGAGAGTATTCATTTGCAGGAGGTGTTGGAAGTTTTGCCACACAAACCGCAGCAATTGCATTTGGAAATGCTGTATTTGCACAAGCTGGAGAAAGTATGGTTGCTGGAGGTGTAAGCAACCAAACTACTGGCTCCAATAGTGGAATTCTTGGCGGTCAGCAAGCGGTTGCAGATCGCCGTGGTATGCACGCTCACGCCTCCGGTCGCTTTGCTTCTAACGGCGATGCCCAGCGCGCCCGGTTCGTGCTTCGCAACAAGACGACAACGAACAGCGCAGTCGAGCTTTTCTTAGACGGCTCCGCAACCCGCCTTACAATCCCATCTGGAAAATACCTCACAGGCACAATCAACATCGCGGGGATCAAGAGCGATGGTAGTGCAGCGGCAAGTTACATTCGCCAGTTCTCTATCAAGAATGTCGCTGGGACTACTTCACTTGTAGGAACCGTGAATACCATCGGCACGGATGAGGCGGCAAGCACCAGCATCAGCATCACGGCGAACGATACGAACGATGCGCTCAAGGTGGAAGTTACTGGAATCGCGTCAGAAACATGGCGCTGGGTAGCGGCAGTCGATGTCGTTGAAGTTGCATACGGAGCATAATTATGAAGACCTACGGAGTATTATTCGCAGACGGCACAAAAGAACTCATCTCGATTGTCTTGGATGACGAAGGGAATCCGCGCATGGATACCTTGGCTCCATACCCGACACCGGAGGATTGGGTTGAACCAACGATCATTCCATTGGTAAAGATTGATAAACCCGAGTCTGGCGAATGGAATCCGGTTGTTGTGTGGTTTGAGGATCGTGTAGAGCGGCAATGGGAACCAACTAACTAATAAGCATGGCAAAAGAACTAAACACAGCACAACCGACAAGCGGGCTTTCGATCACCGCGCAACTTTTCCAAACCGGCATCACGGTCGGCGCAGCGATCACTTGCGGCGAAGTCGGCACAACGAGATTTTACTCTGGCGACATGCCAGCAATTACGGCGGGAACCTATCAGGTTGTTTTTTATTCAAGCGCGATCACTCCTGTATCCTCTGGCTTTATAGCATGGAATGGTAGCGCCGAAATTCTTGTGAACGATCTCTCCACCGCCACCACCGCAGGCATCGCCGACGCAGTGTGGGATGAAGTTCTCACAGGTGCAACGCACAACGTCAACAGATCGGCGGGGAAGAGGCTTCGCCAAATTGCCGACGAGCGTATCATCGCAGATGGACAGACGGTTTCAGCGACTACGAATACAATCACGCTTGAGCCAATCGGAACCTTGTGCGTCGGGCAAACAATCGTCGTCACAAACCAAGACACCGACGAGAAACAGGCGCGATTCATTCTTGCTTTCGATACCGGCACCGACACTGCCACCGTGGATTCCAACTGGTGCGTTGTGCCGACGGCAGGCGACGAGTATTTACTCACCACGGTGCGCGATCCGCTCGTTACGCGGGGCGATCACCCCACTGGAACTGTCGGCGCGGAGATCGATGAAATGTATCTCATCCACGGGCTGAAGACCGGAGACACGCTCACCGTCACGCCAACGAGCCGCACCGCTGGTGCGATCGCGCAAACGATCGGCGGTGATGGGACAACAACGACGACAGTTTCTCGCGACTGATGACAATTCTTACCAGCTTGCTCATCGCCACGCAGGGCTTGCTGCCAAGCCCGACGCCGCTCTCGATCGGCTCGCAGGGTTTGCTTCAGATCGATAGCGGCCCCCCGCCACCGCCGCCCATCGTGGCCCGCGATCTGCCGGGGGGCTTCTACCGCGAGCGTCAGCGAGTGGTTGTCGAGATCAAGCGCGGCGTTACCGGCAAGCTCAAAGTCGGCTCGCCGCAGGTTCAGATTTCCAGTGCGGTTGCTGTGTGTGGAATAAAGGCGTCACCGGCGGCCGGGCCGGTGGCGCTCTCCATCTCCGCGCAGGTTCCCGTGACGGGCATGGCAACCAACATCTCAGCCAACCGAATCAAGCCAGAAATCTCGACATCGTTCGAGATTGTAGGCTGCCGCGAAGAAAATGAGCTTGAGATTCTGATGCTCGCGCAGGCTGCTTTGGAAGAATTTTACCTTGACGATATCGTTAATCGATACAAGGATTGATCTTTCCCCGTTCCTATGCCGGACGAAGTAGGTTCTCGGAACTGAAAAGCGCGATGTGGCAAGGCTTCTGGTTGTCCGGAAGAGCATCGCGGCAGGGTAAACAATTTGCGGTGGGGCATTGAGGGCGGCACGCTAATTGGTCGTAGCTCTAGGGAGGTAGAACGGCATCCGTATGGTTGACCCCTACCCTACTTGGCGCATTCGTGCGTTATTACTCCAAGGACAAACATAGAGCAGCCGAGCGACCTGGACTCCATCGCACCTACCTTTATCATAACCCCCGCGCCTCTTAACAATGCGTAATTCGGGGGTTCTTCTTTTGACACTCGCGCCTTCGCATGAGCGACATCATCGAAGGCGTTTCTGTTATTTCTGTGGGCGAAGCCAAAGGCCACGGCCTTTTCGTGGACGCTCAAACCCTGCGCGAAGTCAAGGCTTGCGCGGAAACCTACGCGGGCGGTGTGAAAGTAAACTTGGATCACGGCGCGGGCATCAAAGACATTGTTGGATTCTGCGACAATTTTCGCATCATAGGCGATAAACTCGTCGCCGATCTAAACCTTCTCCAGAACGCCGAGCGCCGGGAATATGTTCTCGAAATCGCCGAGAAGTTGCCAGACACCTTCGGTATCTCGATCGCTTTCTCTGGCCCTGTGCGCGAGATCGATGGCAAACGCTTCGCATCATGTGAAGAGCTTTACAGCGCCGATCTCGTCCAAACCCCTGCCGCCAATCCTACCGGCTTGTTCAGTTTCGAGGCAAAGGCAGTTGACAAAAATCTCACCAATATGGAAGACGAAAAGACCCAAGCTGAAGAGATCGTCAAAGAAGACGAGATCGATATCGCTGACATCCTCTCCCGCCTCTCCGCTCTTGAGACCGCCTTTGGCGACTACAAGAACAAGATGGAAGAGAAGCCCGAAGAGAAAATGGCTGAAGAGAAAAAGGACGAAATGTGCAACTGCCAATCTGCCTCTCCTATCTCCAAGCTTGAAGCTAAGATGGATACGATCATCGCAAATTTCGGATCCGCTCCCATGAAGGGCAGCGCAGCCGCCGAAGAGAAGCCCGTCGAGAAGTTCGACCTTAAGGCACTCATCGAAGCGAAAACTTCCGAACTCGGCAGCAAGACCGCCGCGATCAAATTCGCGATGACCAATCATCCCGCCGAATACATCGCTCTTCGCGATTCCAACCAACTCTCCAACCTCTAAAATCTCATGGCTACACAAATCGACAATACCTACCGGAGCTTCTCGTTCGCGACTGCAATCTCCGCCAACACGCTGGTGCGAGTCTCCGGCGATAACGCAGCCGCCGCATTGGTCACCGCCAGCGAAGCCGTCGGCGTGGTTCAAGAAGATGTTTCTGCAACCGGCATCGGCAGCGTGAAACTTTTCAGCCCAACCCAATTCGGCTTGGTCTCTCCCGGCCCCGTGACTGCGGGACTCAATGTTTTCGCCACCACTGGCGGCGTCATTGTTGGCACGCTTGTTACATCGGCTCTCACCCTTGGCACCGCGATCAATAGTGGCGCAACCGGTGACGTGATCGAATACGCTCCCAAGCTCTAATTTTTAAGGAACCAATACCATGGCACTAACAACCACCACCATCCGAGGCGACATTGCCCAGGCCGTTTTCGAGGGCCGCAGCAATAAGCAAAACCTTTTCATCGGCGCAGAAGTCATGCCGATCTACGTAGCTGACGTGAAGAGCGGCGAATATCTCAAGATCAATCTTGGGCAGTCCGAAGCTCTTAATGACGATGCCACGAAGATCGCCGCTGGCAGCGCCTATCCCCGCGTGTCCCGCAAATTTGTCTCTGACACTTTTGCCGCCACGGAATACGGCCTTGAGGAAATCCTTCCTGATGCCACGCAGCGCGACTTGGCTCGCTTCCTCGATGTCGAGGTTGCCGTTGCCGACATGCTGCTCTCGCAGATTCAGATCGGCCACGAAGCCCGCGTTGCCGCTCTCACCTATGCCGCGAATGGCTTGACTGCCATCTCTGGAACTGGCTCGACTGCCGCTTACACCGAGGCCAATATCACCACATTCGACCTTCCCGCCGATGTGGCCGCTGGCAAGTTGGAACTCGCCAAGTATGGCGTGCTTCCCAATGCGCTCGTCATGTCTGCAACTCTGTTCGAGCGCGTTCGCCGCAGCACAAAAGTTCAGAACCAGATGTTCGGCGTTGTTGCTACCAACAGCACCCGCTTGCTCTCCGAGCAGGAAGTTGCCCAGGCAGTCGGCGTCGAGAAAGTTCTCGTTGGCCGCGCACCCAAGAACACCGCCAAGAAGGGCCAAGCCTATTCTGGTGGATTCGTCTGGGGCGACACCTACATGGCTCTTGCCTACATCGCTGGTGGCGAGTTCGCCGCTGGTGGGTTTGGCCGCTCGATCCTGTGGGGCGCTGATTCTCCGGTTCCGTTCGTGGCAGAAACCTATCGCGACGAAGCCCGCCGCAGCAATGTTCTCCGCGTGCGTCAGCATGTGGCCGAGAAGGTTGTTGACGGAAGCTCGATCATCCGCATCACGACCGGTCTGTAATCCCCAAGCAGACTCGTTGGCAAACAAAGCCCGCCCTTGCAAGAGGGCGGGTTTTTTGTTTTATTGACAAGCCAACCCTTTTAGACATGAACCAAAAAAAGAAACTGGTCGCTGCATTCATTGCAGGGAACGAAGAAGAACGCATCGCTCGATGCGTTGAGAGCTACAAGAAAATCTGCGACGAGATCGTTGTCGTTCGCGCCATCGGATCACTTAAGCCAGATCGCACTCTCGACATTGCCAAGGAGATTGGATGCGTCACCGCTGAATACAGCAACTCGCCGCTCTGCGCCGATTGGCTGCATTTGGACAACTTCGCCAACGCTCGCAATCAAGCGTTCGCTCTTGCCTATGATCTTACAGGCGAAGATGGCTGGGTGATGTGGGCTGATGTTGATGACATCCTGCCGGAATCCCAAGTCGAGCCACACCTGAAGGCGCTGACAGAATGCCCAGAAGATTGCGATTGGATTCTTACCGACTATGTGATCCCCGAACAACACAAGCGTGCGCCACGGGAAAGGTTCTTTCGCTACAAGAGCGGCTGGTGGTGGAGACCGGTGCATGAGAACATGCATCCAACCAAAACGATCAAAATCTGGAGCCGCCGCGATCTCGAAACCGCTCACCACAAGCCGCCACTTGGGCGCCGCCCAAGCAACGAGCGCAACACTCGCATCCTTGAGTTCAACGATCAATTCACG